TTAAGAAATTCTCATCTATTTTTTTAACAGCGATTTGTAAAATCTCACAACTAATGGCTTGGATTTTAAATTCATCTGCTAGCTTCATTAACTTTTCATTATTGCTTCCAATAGTATAAATTCTTACATTTATTTTTTTTAAAATTAGAGAAATGCAAAATAAATTAATAGAAAAAATCTCTCAAAATTACAACCAAATTTTAGTCGTAATTTTGAGCCATAAATTTTATACAAATGAGGTGATTTCAACGCGCCATTTTGCACTTTTTGCTTCGTGCAAATTAAAATCGGTCTGTTTTAAGATATCTTTTATATCACAATTTCCATCGGCAATCGTAACACCAAAACTAACCGTAACGCCTAAATTTTCAAGCTTTGATATATACTCTTTTAGCGCGCCATCAAACTGCATTTTGCTCTTTATTGCGTTTGTGAGATTTATGATGCCACTTTGTTCGCAATCAGGACAAATCAGCGCGAATTCTTGCTTTCCAAGCGAACAAACAACATCATCAGAACGTGTAACATCGCGCAAAATATCAGCAATTAATGCCATCGCTTTGGCAATTTCGGTTTTATTCCACTCGGTACGGTCGGTAATTTTTTTGAAAATTTGGTTAATTTTGCCCGACGCGCCACCAATCACTTTATCGCCTGTCTCAATAATCGGTATGACTTCTTCAAACCGACTTTCAATTTGTAAATTGGTCATGTATTCGCTCCAAATGTGTAAGTCCCATCAAAATTAATCTCGCCATTCCACAACAAGGCATGGCTGCGATAATCCAAATACAATAATTGACACCGCGCAGGCGTGATTTCATGCAAAATTTGCTTAATTAATTCCGCTTGTGCGACCGTTATCACGCGCGTTAGAACAATGCCGTAATACGCCCAACCGTTTGCGATGTCGCCATTAAAAATATATTTACCATCAAAGTTGGCTGTGCCGTCCCATGATAAATCTCCCGCGCGTTCAATAATCTCAATTTCGCCCAAACGTAAATCCCTAAACAATTGACGAATCACGCGGGGCGTGCCTTTGCCTTGATGAAGGGTAATATAGCGTTCAATCAAATCGCGCTGCGCCTGCTCTGTTTCGGCAAACTGCCAACCTTCCGCGTCTGAAATGCTGTTCTCCCACGCCAAAAAAGGCAAAAAGGCAGAATCACATTCTTGCGGATGCCGCGACCGAAGAATCACTCGCCAATCTAATGCGGCTAAATCCTGCTCAGTTAACTTGGCTAATGTATTCTGTAAGACACTGTTATTACTTGGGATAATGCTATTCATGCGTCATCTCCCGTCCAATGATGCGACCAATTTGAATAAATTCATTCTCACGACATTGAATATCACTGGTGGGTTGGATTAACCGCACTTTTTTTGCTCCCATCACGTCCAATGCACCAATGATTTTAGATAACGCTAAGCTGCCTGCAATTTGCCCATTCTTTGCTAATACCCTTTGTAAATTCGCATCTTGTTCTGCCTGTACGGTTGCTTTAGCAAGTGCGCTCTCATATTCGGTTTCGTATTCAATATGAATGATTTTTGCACTGGCTGCGTGTACTTCCACTAAATCACACAAAGGGCGGCGTGTTTCTGACGATAAGTAAGCCTGTACTTCCTCAATTAAACGACTCGTAGCGATGCCATTATTTTGATAACTTTTAATATAAACTCGCACCGTTCCTGCAATCGGGGTAACAGGATTGGCATCTGCCACGCCTACCACATCTAAAGCGTGTGCACGATACGCAGCACGTGGACCCGCAACCGCATATTTTTCTGGGTGTGCCTGTATGCGGCTACGAAAATCACTATCGCTTTCCAAAATCTGTTCTTTGGGTGGATACACATTCTTATCCGCCGCTTGAATCAGCTTCCTATTCAAACCACGCGATGCACCGATGTGGTCTAAATCGCTATTTTTTGCGGTAGCTAAAAATGTGGCTAAAACAGCTTCGTTAATCCGCTGCCGCATGAGTAATTCAGAATAAGCTTGTTGCTGTAAATCAATGGTTAACGGCTCACTCTCCAGCTCTAAAGTTGCTGCAATCACATCACGAATTGCTTCGGGACACAGGGCAATCAAAGCTTGTTTTTTGCGTAAAAAAATGGTCTCAAAATCAAATGGCTCTACTGCATCGGGCGGGTTCAGTAGCGATAAATCAATCTCTTTCATTTATGTCGCTCCAATCACAAAATTTTGTGCTTTGCCATTTAAACGACCATATAGCCATATCTCTACGCCATTTTTCGTTGTTTTCGTTTGTGCGGTTTTGATGGTGTAACGCGGTTCGTATTGGGCAATTGCCATCACAATGGCGGCATTGCAACGCAATAAAGTCTCTTCATTGAGCGGCAAATCCAATAATAACGGTAACAAACTGCCATACTCTTCGCGTTGCACTCGTGTACCTATGCGCGTCAATAAAATATTGCGTATGGATTGATAAACGTGTTCGTCCAGCGGCATCATGCGCCCAGTTTCTGCATTCATCATAATGGCATTCCTGTTGTGCCTCCGCTGTCACCTGTGTGCTTGTGGCTATGTAAAACCACACCGTTGCTAGACAATTTGCCACCAGTATGTTCCAAATTACCCGAAATACTTGCCGCAGAGCCACCATTGGCATTACTACCCGATAAGCCTCCTTGATACGTCAATGAACCTTTTACCAATACCGCTCCCGTAAATTCAGATTTTGGGCTGTCTATGGTTACACTTTTGATGCCGCCCATTTTCAGGCTGCCTGAAACATGGTTATAAGTGATGACTGCCCCATCTGGAAATTGAATGGTCGTGTCATCAGATGATTGTGATGGACTGGCAAACTGGCTAGACATCAAACCACACAACACCACGCCGTTAGCAACTTCACCGCTAGGAGACAACACGATGCAGTTTTCCCCCACACTGGGCGGACGATGAACCGATACCCCACCTGCAAATGGTACAAAATAAGGCAACCAGTCCGTTTGTAATGCGCCGTGCGCAACACGCACACGACACAAGGCAGAATCCACCTCCGTAATATTGCCTTGTTTAATCAAATTCGCTATTTGACGTTGCATAATTAACCTTACATTTTTATGTTTAAACTGCCTGAAAATACCGCTGCAATTGGTTTTCAATCAGTTGCAAATCATCATCAGAAAAACCCAATAATGTGCGTTCGGGGCGGTTGTCTTCCCCTTCTTGATGGGCGTGCGCAATGTAGCCTACTAAGCCATTTAAAAAGCCAATTGCCGCCTCATGCGAATCACTTTTTAATTTCAAATATTTGTATTGATGGATTTTGCGAAACATGGTTTGCAGCTTGGCTGCTTTCATCACATCGCTTTTATCGGCAGTCATGATGCCTTTTCGGTAATATTCATAGCCCACAAAGTAACTGCCTTTGTCGCGCATCGTGCGATAACGACGAATTTTGTCGTGATAAATAAAATCCTGTTCTTTGCGCAATGTTTTGAGCGGCTCAACGGCTATGCTATGTCGTCTGAACATCGGCGCACCGCTGGGCGTAACATTTGCCTGAATACGCTTTTTATTGTTTTGCCGAAGTTGTCGTCCTAGCTGTTGCAATAATTGACGCGTTTCACTGGCCGATAATTTGCGCGTCATTTGGTCTAGGTTGTCAATGTATTGATTGAGTTCGCTATTCATGATTGCATAATCCAGTCTTCATTCCCCATCTTGCCAAAATCTCCCGTTAAATCTCGGATAGCGTGTGGTTCGGCGGCGTGGCTGATATGCAATTCTTCGGTCTGTTCATCACGCAAGACCACCACGCGTTCCGATAATTTCAATTGATACAACACATCAGCACTGTCATGATTCAAAATATCTACATCAAACTGAAAGCTGTTTTTTTCGGTTTGCCCCGCGCCTAAAATATCGGGTTGATGGATTTGCAACCAATGAATCACCGCCGTCTCCAATACGTCCAAATCACTCGTAAAATCAGTAATCAACAAGGTAAGCGTGTAGTTTTTGCTATGCGACAATGTGCCTTTGTTAGATGAAATCGTCCCTTGCTGCACAAACATCGTGAGCTTTTCTGGATTTTCGGCAATTTCAGGCAGCACGCGTTCAATTGCTTGGCGCAATAACTTAGGCTTTTGCATGGCGTTCTCGTTCGGTTTGACAATCAATACACGTTGTGCAACCTAAAACCGCTACACGCCGCGCCTGCGGAATGGCTTCACCACAATCTTCACACTCAAAAGCGGATACGCTATTTTTCAGTTGATTCGCTGCCTTAAATCTTTCCAGCGCATAATGGCGCATCATTTCTTCGACTTCGCAAGCTTTGTCTATGATTTGATTGGACATATTTAAGCTGCCTAAAGCGGGTTTTGATAATATGCATAGGCATTAGCTAATCGGCTGTCATAGCTATTTTTTTTGTATGCTGCACCGTTGTATAACTTCGCCACTGTTGTCCAATCTTGTTTTTTCAATGCCGTGTACAAAGCTTTGTTTGACTGGATAAACTGACAAAATGCCAATAACTGCTTGCCTTCGCTTTCTTTCATCGCATCAACCAATTCGCCAACGGTGGCATAACCTGCTGCCGCATGATTAAAGCCCATAATCTGAAATAAGCCCCAGCTAGTCGCCTTCATCGCACTTTCAGGGTCAATGCTAAAGGCAAGATTAAAACGTGGATATTCGCCAACGTTTCCCCAATAGCCGCCTGGTCTGGGATTGCAAACATTGGGATACTTTGCCGCTATCTCTTGCGCCAAATGCTTGGGCAAAAAATCATAAAATTTGTGTCGTTCAAACAAAATCACGACACGACCATCTTTTAAATAACCCCGTCCAGAACTCTCTACTTGAATAATGGCTTTAATAACTGCTGGCGCAACACCCAAAAGTTGTGCTGCTTCAATGACATCGCTTTCTTTCAAAAACTGACGGGTAGGCACATTATCATTGGGCTTTTTGCCGTACAAAATCGCATAACTGTCTTTGCCAAAAATGCCATCTGCTAATAAATTTTTATCACGTTGAAACTGAAGCAATACCGCTTCTGTTGCTTCATCAAAAATACTGTTTTCTTCTAGCGGGCCATATCCTTGTGCTAATAATTCACGCTGTAATTGCGCCACATACTCACCCTTTGCACCATATTTCAAAATGTGCATATCCTGCCCCTTATTTCATTTGCTTCCCGTAATACACGCGCGAAATATTGCCGCGTGCCAATAAAATCGCACCCACTTGCACCGCTAACCCAAAAATCATCAACCAATCTAACAGCTCATCTGCCCGCATATACGCCGCAATTGCCAACGACCCCATTTGCAAAAAAGTAAAATAGGCAATCACAGCCGATAAGGTCTTGGGCGTTTTGTCGCGTTTATCAAACGTAAAAATACGCACCGCCGCAGCTATCGCTAAAACCGTAATAATCGTATGTTGCAAATTATTCATGTTGTTGCTCCGTCCTGACTTCCTGCTGGCTACGCTCCAAAAAACGATACGCTGCCTGAACCAATACCACCGCAAAAGCTGACGACATCACTGCCCCCGTAAAATCATTGACACGCAACGGCATCTTGTCGGGAAAAATCCAATTCATAATGTTTGCCGCATCTGCGCCGCCAAAAACACCACAAAAAAACGAAACCGCAAATAACCATGCCTTTGGCAGGGGCGCATAACCCGTTTTACTCAAGATAAATAAACTCGCCCCCACCAACGCACCAAATGCCACCGAAGCAGGTAAGTGATAACTACCAATCACTATGACCGCTACATTAACCAACGTTGTATTTAATTCCTCATTCTTCACGGTCTAATCCCATAAATTTAACGTTTTTATTTCAGGTTCAACATCTTGCACAGGGGGTAAGGTAATCATCAAATTGGGCGGTAATAACGCAGCTTGTTTGCAAAGCCATGGATTGGCTGCCAAAATCAGCTCAACTTGCCCGACACTACTACCATAATATTCATACGCAATCTGGCTCAAGGTATCACCATCTCTCGTTCTGACTTGATTTGCTAATAGGGCTTGCATGATTAAATTAACTCCGCATCAACACGATGTACCCCCAAAATATCCGCTATTGCCGCGTGCGCTTCCCGCCGATAATCATCAGCACTTTGCTGCTTGCTCTCAAAACGGCTTGCCGTCTTGCCCGTTGCGTCATAATCCGCATAGATTTCGGATAAATTGGCTTTGGTATAGTTGTAAACCGCATGACGATAACGGATTTCAGGCAGCTTGGAATCAGCTTGTACTAATGTTTGTTGCCCCGCCATTAATGCCCGCTGCTTGGTTAAAGCCAACTGTCTATTAACATGTATCACCGCTTCCAATGCCATTTCATACAATCTGACCGATGTAATCGTGTTATCAATGCGCATCGCTTGACGCATATGATTTAAATTAATCACAGGAAAAAAGGTATCCAGCACAATTTGACTGTATTCTGGCTGCTGTTCCGTTTTGGGTGCACTGGCAAAACTTAAAGACATGATGGGTTCTCGTTGAATGTAAATGGTATGGCAAAGACAACAAACAGGCGCATTTACATGACTGGATACGACAGTTGTCGCTTGCCATACAGCGAGGGGAGCCTTTACTTGGTTTGTGATTGCAAAAGTGAAACTTTCTTTTTCAAACCAATTTTTTCATTGTATTTAATCGCTTGATTGTACAAATTGAGTGCCAATTCCTGATTGGGCGGGTCGGCATTTTCAAAATATTCGCCCGCCGCTTTAAGCATTTTGGCACGAATAGGGTCGGGTAAATTATGAATGTGTTGCCCGCTCTCATTTTTACCAACCGCCCAATCTATAAGCATACTAACATTTTCTGGCGCAATATTTGCTCCTGCGCTCATTTGTTCTGCATACTGCTCTACAATAATTTCAGGCAGCGAACGCTGAAATTCATCAGGACTTTCGGCTTGGCTAAACATCGCAATCTTGGCTAACGGCATCGTCTCGTCCAACAAACCACAATCTAACTGCCAAATCATGACAATAGGCGTAATACGGTCTTCTGAGGCAATGCTTCCACTAGTTAAAACCCCTTGCAACCAATCACCGTAAGAGGGCAATAAATCCGCTTTGGCTTGCTGCTTGTCTAAATGCGATTTGATGCTTTTTAATACCGCTTTATCAGCATGTAACTGTTTGAGTAAATGTTGGTAAGGCGTGAGTGTCATCAAATCCACATCATGCGCTGCAGCAACTGCTGTGCATTGCTCACGGTATCGCTTGGCTGGCGTGCTCATCTTAATTCTCCTCAAATTAGGCTACGTGTTTTAAGTTGTCCACCAATACCGCCGCGCCATAATCTTCTACAATAAAATCAATATTTTTAGATTGATAACTTTCCAATTGGTCTTTTTCGGCAGCGTCCACTACGCGGCGGCGTTCGCCCGAAATCTGATAATAAATAGATAAATTTTTGAGTGGGGTAATCAGCAAGGTATCAACAGGCATATTGGGAATAAACATCACAGGCAAACCGCCTAATGTGCGCTCTTTATTTAAACGTGATGCGGCTTCGCTTTCTGTTGCCTTGTCTCCTGCCGCATTAAGCAAATTGACGTATTTATCACCCACCGTGCGGCGACTTGCTAATACAACAAAATCGTTTCGGTCAGCAAAACGCTCATCAATCAAATTATTCAAGCAATCCATAACGACGGCATCTAGATTTTTATATTCACTGGCCCCGTCACCGTATTGCACCTCTTGCTTGGTTGTACCAACTGCGCCCGTTGCCCAACCCATCACATTTTGCGGATGCTCCTCACGGATTTTTTGTAACCAACCCTTGTTCACATCTTGCAATAAAGGGTATTGCGTCAAATCCGTTGTTTTCTCACGTTTGACGCCATTCATGCCCATCGTGATTAAACTCAAACCAATACTTTCAGCAACTTTTGCATTCACACGCGCGGGGAAATCCGTTAAATGCGCCCAACCATCAATTTCATCGTAACGGAGGGCTACATCAAAATTGGTCTTGTGTAACAAATATTCACGACTATCTAAGTTATGAATACTAACTGGCTCTCTGCGCTTGCCTTTTGCAGTGGTGTCGGTGTTACTGGCAATCAAACCCGTTGATAAGCCAATAATCTCGCCTTTTTGTTCTTGCTTGCCAATCAAGTTGATTTTTTGCAATAACTCATTACTTAATGCAATCTTGTCA